CGGATGAGTGACGCCGTTTAAACCCAAAAGGACACCAAATGGGATGGTTCTTCAAAGAGAAAGCTGCATCGCAGCCTAGCCTAGCTGTATATTCAACCCCTCCTCGCCCGCCGATTGATTATTCAGGCAAGGAAAACCCCGCAGATAAAATCACGTACACCGGCATCGGCCAAACGAAGTACGCTTCAGGACTTCCGCCTTCCATCTTCGACAACCCGATTACGGCAGTCAGGTCGTACCCTGTTGTCTACTCCGTCATCTCTGCGATCTCCGATGCTATCGCCGGGTTGAACGTCAAGGTCTACCAGCTTAAAGGGGGTCAACGAACCGAGGCGATGGACCACCCCTTCTACAAGGTATTCTCGAACCCCAATCCCTATCAAGGATCGTTCGAGTTCCTCGAAGAACTTGAGCAGGGCTTGGATACTTGCGGGAACGTCTACATCCTGAAGGAGCCTGGGCCAAACGGGGTCGAGCTTTACATCCTCAATCCGAAGTATGTCGCGATCCTCCCCGACCCTACCATCAAGGTCAAAGGCTACCGCTACTACATCAACGGGCAGTCGATGGATTTCCCGCCTGAGTCTGTAATCCACATCAAGTACAACGACGTGGACGATCCGTACTACGGGATGCCTCCTCTGGCGACCGCAGTAGACGTGATCACTTTTGAGAAAAACCGCATCGCGTTTGCCAATCAGTACTTTATCAATGGCGCGATTCCAGTCGGGGTCCTTGAGACCGAGCAGGTTCTCGGTGAGACTCTCCTGAAGAAGCTCAGGAAAGAATGGAGCGGGATTCACCAAGGAGTATCGAATGCGCATAAGGTAGGGATTCTTCAGGGCGGGTTGAAGTACAAGCCGATCACCTCCCCCATCAAGGATTTAGATTTCCCTGGGCTCAAGAAGATGTCCCGAGAAGATATTCTGGCAATCTTTAAAGTGCCTGAGTCCATTCTAGGTAGCCAGGAAGGTACCGGCGCCAAAGAAGGCAAGGACGCTGTGGTCGCCTTCTGGCGCCAGTGCATTATACCTAGATTGAGAAGGATCGAAAGCGGCCTGAATCGCGGGCTCCAGATTGAGATGTTCGGACAGGGCACGTTCGTCTTTGAATTTAATTTGAAAGATGTCGTAGCTTTGCAGGATGACAGGGAATCATTAAGCAAATACCTTCAGACTCTGGTTGGTAGCTCCATCATGACCGCCAACGAAGCTCGTGCAGTCATCGGACTCCCGTTAAGCAAAGACCCCACCGCAGATGTCCTCATGGTCAACAACAGCCAATTCGGGAACGCCCTGATGCCGGTTGGAGACGTAGGAAATCAAGGCGCAGGCTCCAACGACAAGAAGCCTGGAGCAAAACCTGGAGGGACGAAACCGGTGAACGGAGAGAAGCCAAAGGCTAAACCTACGGCTTAAAGTATTCACGTGTGAATAAAAATTTAACATTGTTGAGAATTATCGTATGAAATCGACCCAATACCCATAATGAAGCATAAGGAGAATTATGGAAAATAAAACGTTCAACCTCTTGACCAAATTTGAGGTCAAAGCATCGACATCCCCTCCTCACGATCCCAATTCCGTAGACACTGGAGATTCCGAAGTAATCAAAATTGCTGGCTACGCAAACTTTGCAGGGGCTGTAGAAGAAGGTGCCCCGATGGTAGACCTCTCCGGCGACGTGATCGTCCCCTCAGGGATAGACGTGTCTGTCTGGAAGAAAAACCCTCAGATCCTCTGGCAGCACGATAGGCACTGCACTATTGGTCGAGGTATCTCCGTAGTCAAGAAGAAGGACGGTCTTTACATCGAAGCCGAAATCCATAAGGGCGCGATGGAGGACGAAGACTTCTACCGGATCAAGTCTGGGTTGATCTCCTACTTCTCTGTTGGCTTTCGCACGATGGCGGGTGAATTCAAGAAGGTTGGGGATCGCCAGGTTTACTTCATCACTAAGTGCCTCCTTTTGGAGGTATCCGCCGTTGGAATCCCCTGTTGCTCCGACGCATCCTTCCAAATCATCAAATCCCTCCCCGACGATGGAGGTTTTTACGCAGGTGAACTAACAGGAAAAATTTGTCCCACCATTGAAAATGAAATTCAAGAACAAAAAGGAGTAGCAATGAAATTCGTTTCTACACTCAGAGACACCCTGCCCGAGGCAGAGGTCAAACGCCTGGAGGCCCTCGGGATGGGCGCAAAGCTTGAGGAGGAAATCGAGGTCGATGCCAAAGCATACATCGGTGAGATTGTCTCCAGAGCAACCGCCGAATTCACCGATGCAATGAAGGCCCTTCAGGAAGAAATAGCCAAGCTTCAGGACCAACTCAAAGAGGTTCCTGTGGAGGAACCTGCGGAAGCTACTGAAGAGGAAAAAGAAGCTCCCGCTGAAGAGACCGAGGAAAAAGAGGCACCTGCTGAAGATGAACTCAGCGAGGAAGACGTGACTACCATCAAAGGACTGCTTGAGCAGCTCGCAGAAATCAAAAAGGCGCTCGACTAAGAGCACAAAACCACACAGGAGATTCAAACACATGAGTAAAGAAATTCTTGAGCAGCTCCAGGGCGAAGTCGCCAACATCACCAAATCTCTGGCTGATAAAGTCAACGCAGGCCAGGCCGCAGAAGTCAAAGAGCTTAGCGATAAGCTGACCGCTCTCCAGGCTCAGGTGTCCGAGAAGCGTCACCAGTTCGCTGTTGACCAGCACGTAGTCAAGGAGAAGGACGTAGCGGTAGAGCGCAAGATGGATGAGCTTCTGATCGCGTCCACCCTTATGCGTACCAAGTCGGGCCACCTCACCGATGCCTACGGTAGGCTTGTCGCCACCCCGGAGTATCGTGATGCGCTTAAAGCTGCTGGCTTCACCGCAGATCCCATGACCACCGGGGCTGCTACCAACGGCGCTGAGTTTATTCCCACCGCCTTCTCCAGCACCCTGCAGGAAGAGATCTTCCTGAAGCTGGAAATTGCCGACTTGTTCGGGCGCATGAATATGCCTTCTCCGAACTACGTGCTGCCGTTCTCGCCGGGCCGTACCATCGCCCAGGGTGTTGCGGAGTCTGGTGAGCCCACCAAGGTCAAAGCGAAAACCGCAAAGATCACCTTCGACGCACAGAAGATCATGAGCAACATTGAGTTCACCGACGAGTTCGAGCAGGACTCCATCGTCGCCGTGCTTCCGTTCATCCGCAAGCAGCTCATCGACGGCTTCGCGCTCGCGCAGGAAACCATGTCCCTGAACGGTGATATCAACGGCGACCTGCTTGCCAACGGTGCTTACGGCGCCACTGACTGCCGTAAGCTGGTCGCAGGTATCCGTGCCGACGCCACCAACGCAGCCGCAGGTAACGCCGCTGTTTCGTTCGCCTCTGGCGGGTTCACAGCGGATAACCTGCGTTCCCTCCGTACCGCGATGGGCAAGTATGGCAAAACCCCGTCTGACCTCGCAATCATAGTGAGCATGGCTGACTACAACAAGATGCTGGCGACCGCCTGGAACAGCGGGGCATTCCAGATGCTCTACTCCTACGGCGCGGGTGCTACCCTCCTGAAAGGTGAAATGGGCCGCTTCGACAACATCCCGATCATTGTCTCCGAACTGGTCCCGCTGGCTAACGCAGCTTCCACCGCTGACCTGTCGGATGCACTCGGGGGCCTGAACGCTTCCGGTCAGCACGACTACACCACCGCAGGCAACAACACCAAGACCACCTGCGTGCTGGTCAACAAAAACGCCTACATGTGGGGTGATCGCAAAGAGTTCAGCCTGGAGACCTTCCGCAACCCGTACAACCAGACCCTGAGCCTGATCGGTTCGCAGCGCCTCGACTTCCAGAAAGTCCTGTCCGCTACCTCCCCGACCTGCGCGGTAGGCATCAACTACTAAAATCTATTCAGATGTGAATAGGGCGGGGGCCTTAGCTCCCCCGCCCTTTCTCATAGGGATATAGGAGATTTATGGAACTCGCAGCTAAACAAACCTACAGGGAGCCGTCTTTCGAGATTTGGCCTGGAGGTGACACCATTGGCTTGGACATCTCTGAGGAGCACAAAGCGCAGATGCTGGCTGACTTCCCCGAGAAGCTCGAAGTGATCGAGGACGTTGAGGCTTACACCAAGGAGAAGACCGCAAGGCTCGCTGCAGCGGCTGAAAAGTACATGCAGGAGATCCTGGCTCAGTATGAAGATCCTGCGAGCATCTTCAAATCTGATCCCATGACCAGCAAAGACTCTTTCGAGAAGGAAAAGGATTTCGAGCCCGAGACCAAAGAAGATGCCCTTGAGATTGAGACTCCGGAAGCCAAGCAGCCCAAAGGCAAAAGGAAATAATCCATGAGCTTTACCACGGTAGAAAATGTGAAGACCTTCCTGAACCAGGATGTACTCACCACGGGACAGACCAGCACCATCTCGGCGTTGATTCTGTTCATCGATGGGGTGATCAGCAACTACTGTGGCTGGGCGATGCTGGCTAAGGATTACACAGCGAAGAAGTTCAACGGCAATAGCGACACCGAATTGGACCTGGGCGTTTACCCAATTAACTCGGTTGAAGAAGTTCTGATCTACGAAGATTTGACCTACACCACGTTCGAGGATGTGACTTCCGATGTCACGGCAGCGGAGGACGAAGGAATCCTGCTCTTCAAAGACGGAAGCACCTTATTTACCTCGGGGAGGCGAAATGTCTCGATTACGTTCAATGCGGGGTTCGCTGAAGAAGAGATGCCGGACGACCTCAAGTATGCGGCATCTTACTTGGTCGCCATTGAGTATACCAAGATCGACAAAGAGACTTTGGGCGTATCGGCCCAGAAGTTCAACAACCTCGAAGAAAAGTTCGAAAGCGATGATCTTCCCATGCTGGTTAAAAGGGTTCTGGACCGCTATCGTAAAATTCTGGTGCTTTAAAAAGGAGGATCTTGGATGAGCAAATTTGCAGCAAGGTTATCCGCCAGAATCCTGAGAACTCGGACAGGGACGATTGATGGTGAGCCCCGGATCATAAATCTGGATCGCAACGAGAGCTTCTACGGCTACGTCGAGATCAACACCCAAGCCACCTCCCCTGTCGCCCGAATCAAGACTCACAAAGCCTGGTTCATGCCAGATGCTCCTGTCGGGGATGGGGAACTGATTCAGGACCGAGCAGACGATAAAAAGTACTTGGTCATGTCGCTGAAGAAGGAAGTGGATGGTGGGGTCTGCGCCTACATTGACGGCACGGTTTATTTTGTGAACGTCACCTGCAACATCGAGAGATTTTCTTCCTCAACCAGGAACTCCTTCGGCAGGGCTACAGAAGCTGAAGGCACCATCGTCGCCTACGACATCCCGATCATGACCTCCTCGATGAACATGAACGTCAACGAACAGAAGGACCAGAATCTGGCTCAGGAGAAGATCAAGGTCGTGATCCAGAGCAAGGTTGAGGCCCAGATAAATGACCGCCTGATTTGTAGTTCAGGCAGCGTGTACAAAGTCAACAGCATCAACCGGGACGACCTGGTTGGGCTTTGGGTCCTGCACGTAGACGTGGACGTGCGCTAATGATTACTTCGATCAAATTCAAACAATCCGATATGGACCGGATCACCCAAAAAATCAAGAAACTCGAATCCAACGTGATGGACATCAAGAAGCTCTACTTCGTGATCGAGCACTACGCAAGGGCGTACAGACATGGGGTGGTCAAGGCCATAGGGACTGTAGCAGCTTCGACGGACATGGAGGGAGGCGGGCACGCTTACCCGGTTATCTCCTTCATGGATTTGTCCGCTTCTCCTGTGGGAGGCTGGGAACCCCTCTCACCACAAGCAGTCAACAGCAAGATAAAGCGCGGAGGCAGGGTCACCTTTTGGTACCAGACTGGTACCACCTTCGATGCAGTCTCAGGTGCAACTCTAGTTGGCTCCTACAGCACCAACAGGACCGCTACGGTGTTCGCTGGGATTGATAGGGCGCGGGATGCAGAGGCGTACAAGCACGCGATCCTAACTGAGTTCGGAGGAGTGAACGAGAAGAACAAACGAGTTCCGGCCCGAGCCCTCTTCACAATCGCCAACGAACTTTTCAAAACCAAAAGAAACGAAATCGAGAAAGCGGTTATGACCGCAGTTTTAGAGGGCGTCAACTGGGGAGGGGCTAAATGACACTGACCGACGTAGAAGCGTCCTTCTTCCGGTACCTCTACGAGCAACTCGAAGTGCCATTTGGCATCCGAGTGTTCGAGGACATTACCTTGGAGGAATACGCAGATTTAGAAAAGTGGGTCGTCATCGAAACCCTGACCAACGTAACCGGCTACCAGCCGAAGCAATTATGGTTCCTCCACATGGCGACCCAAAACAACGGCAAGCAGTCGAAAGAGGTGCTGATCAGGTTGGTCGATCAGGTCATGCAGGTGGTCAACAAAGGGACGACCATTGTGGTCTACGACTACGATGACGGACAAGAAATAGGTGGGATGGAGGTTCAAGAAACTAGCCTCAGCCCTGTAATGCCCCACTTCAGCGGCGGGGCTTTTCGCAGCTTAACAGTCGGCGTAACTTACGCCGCTGAAAACAACTAAGGAGATGCACAAATGGCCGTATTAGGAAAAGATTATCAGCCGATTGTTAAAAATGTAGATGGCGTTTTGGCGGGAGTTGCGCAGGTCCGACTAGGTAAGTCGTCTTATCGCCGAGTCGGAACTGCTGCGGTGGGTACTCCGGCAGCAGCTTCTAAATCCGAAATCATCATTGATGAATCTGACGGAGTTACTCCTGTGGTTGCGCCCATCTCGGGGCTTCCATCTGACGTGGTTAACACT